AGAAATTGGAGCTAAACATGGCATATCAAACGGGTAACGCCTCATCAGTCGTAGATTTATTATCAAAGCTAGCAAAGTTTGCACAATCAGTTGATGGGTGGGTTGTTGATAAAATTGATACTAAAGCAAAAGAACTCTATTTACATAATGAAAATTGCTTTTGGAGCCTAAGAGTTGGAGCATCAAATTCGCTCCCCACATTGTACATTGTTATCAACAATCAGTTTAACGCAAATTTATCCTGGGATAACCAAGCTGGTTCAAGCTCTGTTAACGGTAAAGCGAATTTCTATAGTTATTATTGGGGGGCTGGTACCAATTTTCATCATGAGCCATTTGCGTCATATACATTTTTAGCAACAACACAATATATTCATGTTGTTGTACGTGTTGATTCTCGCCGTTTTCGACATTTTGGATTCGGAACGCTAAAAAAAGATGGAATTTACAATGATGGTCATTATGCGTACGGAACACATTCAACAAACACCAATGATACAAGTCAAGCATCATATCCCTTCACCAGTGATATGTACTTGTTTATCGGCAGCCGAGAGTATCGTTCATTTGCTAACGTTGTCAGAGTTAACAAAAAAGACTATTTTTTTGGAGCAAATGAGTCAGGTTATGAAGGCATAGGTGCAATAGGCATTGGTGATGCAACGATTCAGCGTGATATGAAACGCCATCCTGATATGTTGCTTGTTGAGGCAAGTTTATCTCAATTTAATAATTTGATAACGTTGGTTCCACAATCCATTTATCTGCATTTGGCTAGTGAACAATATCAACGCATCGGTGTAGTTCCTGATTTTTATGTTGCCAGAATTGATAGTGTTGTTCCTGGTACCATTCGTGAAATTAATGGTGAAAAATATTATTGCTGTGCGGCAACAATGTTTCAAACTGTCACATCCAATGTTAAGGATGAAGATAATAGTTATGACCTGGGCTACTTTTATAGAGTAATTGAGTAATGAGTAACAAAGATACAGGATACGTTATTAATGATTTGAAAAAAATTCGTGGTCAACGTNGNTTTGATTTACAATTATATCAAGGTATGGCTAAGCTCTCATCTGTTGTTGAAGATGAAACGGGGTTTGTTATACATGGTATACCTTTGCAGTTACTCAATGTGCAAAAAGGTTACATTACACAATCATTTTTAAATTTTATTTATAACAAGCTCTATATTAACCCATCNACTATTGATGTTGGCTATGTCAGTAATCAGCGCACTATAGAANTATCAATTTTCAACGGTTATTTCAGCAGTAAAATTCTNACTAGTATTACCTATAGTGATAAACAAGGGGTCACTGTCAGTAATGTTACGTTACCACTTTTATTTAGCCGATTAAGCCTAAAAATATTATCAATTGATATTGATAGCTACGGCACGGATAGTATTAACTGTACAATTTCGTTTCATTTTTTAAACGCTGAAACCGTTACATTAGTGGTTAGCGGTAATCGTTCGTTACCACTTCCTCTTTCTCCAAATTGGTCGCATGGTATTACAGAAACATTAGAATGGAAAACCAATGTACATCAATCACAAACAGGGGCAGAACAACGGGTAGCAATGCGATTAACACCTCGTCGGACATTTGAGTTTCAAATGCTTATCCATAAACATGAACGTCGACAAATTGAAAATATACTATTTCAGAACTATTTAAGCTCATTTTCATTGCCGATTTATAGTGATATAGGATTACTGGATAGAGAAATCAAACCAGGTGATAAGACAATTTATTTATCAACAATCGGTCGAGATTATCATATAGGAGGTAATTTAACAGTTATCGATGGTAGTAAAACAATTGTTGGTAATATTGAATCAATTAAAAATTCAAGTATTACACTATCTGAACCGATATATACAGCTGTTTTAAAAGGTGCAAAAGTATTTCCTATTAAATCGGCAAAATTGACTGAACCACCTAAAATTATCAGGCGAACAGATGAATTAGCAACCGCAGAGTTGCGATTTTTAGTTGTTGAAAAAAATGACATTAACTTTAATGTTGAGCTACCTATATACAATAATTTTTATGTGTTGGAGCAAGAACCAGATTGGTCAGATGATGTACATGTTTCATGTGAATCACTGAGACGTGAAATCGACAATCAAACGGGTATCGTGTACTACTCAGATAGTGCGAATCGTGTTTTTATTACTCAATCTCATGAATTTTTAATTAATGGCCGTAATAAACAACGTGAACTGCGTGCCTTGTTTTATGCCCTCCGTGGTCGTCAAAAACCAATTTTTGTACCCTCGTTTAGTAATGATTGCAAACTGGTTGATGATGCAACCAGTGAAATTTTAGATATTGAACAAAATAATATGACTGAAACTGATCTCGGCGGAAAGTTCTTAAGAATTTTACTGAGTGGTAACCGCATTTTGTATCGTGAAATTGTCAACGTAAAAAGCAATAACAAAGGTGGACTTCGGTTATTGCTCAATAAAAAAGTTGCATTTATGTGCCAGGAAGTAATCAAAATATCCATAATGCGTCTATGCCGTTTAAATGAGGACAAAGTTGTATGGGAGCATCTAACTGATGCTGACGGCACGGCGAGAGTAAACGTTACATTTAGGGAGGTAAGATATGAGTTGGAGTGAGTTTGAGTATTCTGTTGCAAATGGACAACCATTAACACTGTATGAGTTTAAAAGGCAGAATTTGTATTACCGCTATACAAATGCCGATCGCTCGATAATGGTTAATAATGCACTGTGGGAAGCGATTGCAATTAGTGATACCGGATTATCAGCAAGTAGTAATAATAATGTTGAAATTACCTTACCCGTTACGAATAAAGTTGTTTCTTTTTATCGAGGTGTGCCACCGAGTACATCGGTAAAAATTACAATTTATCGCATGCATTATCATGATAATCAACAAGAGTTACGGGTGGCATGGGTAGGTAATATCACTGAAGTAAAACGTGAAAAAATTGGTGAAGCCAAAATTATCACAACTAATATTGTCAATACATTTAGTCGTCAGGGATTGAGGCTGACCTGGGGCAGAAAGTGCCCCCATGCACTTTATGATAGTAGATGTAATGTTAAAGCTCGTCATTATGTCATTTCAGGATTAGAGATCACTGCATTAGATGGTAAATCAATTACATTCAATGCGCCTCAGGGTATTAATAATGGCTACTTTAGCGGTGGCTATATTGAATATAAGCTTGAAGGTCTAACAGAAAGGCGAGGTATTCGCATGCATAACAACAATAATTTAAGTCTGTACGGTGGGAGTTATGGCTTGAGTATAGGTTTGATAATTAATGTATATCCTGGTTGTGATAATACGATTGATACATGTAAAAATAAATTTAATAACCATTTGAATTATGGTGGTTGCCCACACCTGCCCGGCAAATCACCGTATAACATTACTAAACTATTCTAGGAGGTTAATTATGTGGTGGGCGATTGCTCGTTTTGTTGTTGTACTAGTTGCATCCTATTTTCTAAATCAAGCATTAGCCAAAAAAAATAATAATAATAAGGTTAATGCTGCAACGTTTGATGACTTTGATTATCCCCAGCCAACAGAAGGAACGCCGCAGTGTGTGTTTTTTGGTGACTGTTGGACTGCTGATTGGTTCGTCCTGGCTTATGGAAATTATCGTTATGAAGCAATTAGAAAATAGTATATGGATAACTATGGCAGATATTCGCCAAGGTGGAGGCTGTGCATGGGGATTAAGAGCCTGGTTTAAACACTATGGACTGAGTTTTAACGATTTTATTCAAAATGGTGGGATTGATAGCACAACGATTTTAAGTACGGGTGATGCATTAGCTATTCGTATTGTTGAACTCGCAAAGCAAGCTAGTGTGCATAAGGATAAATATGGGCAGTAAAAAGAAGAAAACAACAGTTGGTTATAAATACTTTTTCAGTATTCAGTCTGGGCTGGGGCGTGGACCAATTAATGAGTTAGTTGCTATTACCGCTGATGATAAAACTGTGTTTGCAGGTCAAGCAAATGAAGTTACTGTTAGCAAATCAATTTATATTAATAAGCCGAATTTGTTTGGTGGTACTAATGTTGGTGGTGAAGGTGGAATTCAAGGCATATTTGAAATCGCAATGGGTGATGCAGATCAGGAGCCAACTAGTCGTGTAAAAAATTTACTGGGCGGCGTTGTGCCTGGTTTTCGTGGCATGGTTACGACGTTCTTTGACGGTTTAATTAGTGCGTATTCAGCAAGTCCAAAACCGTGGAAATATAGAGTCAGACGTACAACACAAGGTTGGTCAAATAACAATGTATGGTATCCAGAAAAATGTATCATCATGTTATATGATGATAAATCAACAATAAATGAAAAAGATAATGGAATAAATAGCAATTTAAGAACTATTCACGCAATGAATCCTGCGCATATTTTGATAGAGTGCGCAACCGACAATGACTGGGGACGAGGATTGCAACTATATGAGGATATTGATTTAGATTCATTTAAAACTGCTGCTGATATTCTATATAATGAAAAATTCGGTCTGTGCTTTCGTTACAATCGACAAGATGGGTTAGATACATTTGTACAGCAGGTGTTAGATCATATAGGCGCAGTACAATATGCTGATTTAACAACAGGAAAAATTAAACTAAAACTGATTCGCGATAATTACAAAACAGAAGATTTACCATTGTTTAATTATGATAATGGTATTTTAGTGGTACAAGACGATGATAGTAGCGCTTCCGATAACGTGCCAAATGAAGTTGCGGTTAAATGGCATAATCCAGTCACAAATGAAGATAGTGAAGTTCGGGCACAAAATTTAGGTGCAATTCAAGCTGTTGGTTTAATCAGTAGCTCTATTGAATATAAAGCACTCCCAACATTTGAGCTGGCTGCACGTGTTGCACAGCGAGAACTGGAATCTGGAATTGCGGGTTTAATTCGTCTAACGATTCAGTTTGATCGACGCGGTGAAATATTAACTCCCGCTGATTGTTTTCGGATATCACTGCCAGACAGGGATATAAAAGATATGGTCATGAGAGTTGGCTCTATTAACGAACACGAAAATGGAATGATTGAAATTACCGCAATTCAGGATGTTTTTGGGTTGGCTGACACCGTTTATAATAGTGGTAATCAATCTGGGACAGGGATAGTTCAAGATATAACACCAACACCAGTTGAAAATTATATGTTATTTGAATCTCCCTATTTTGCAATGAGCCAGTTATCAAATTATGATGTTAATAACGAATCAGGTTATATGTTACTAGTTTCTGCCCAGCCAAATTCACAGTCAATTAACTATTTATTACAAACTACAACTGAAGGTGCTGATTTTACAATAAGAGGAACAGGCGACTTTACGCCAAGTGCGCTCTTAATCAGTAAACATCAGTTAAGTAAAATAGATACACAATTAAACGTGGTTTTTAACAAAGATATGACAGATGTTTCAATTGGTAGTGCAGCTATTATTGATAATGAAATTGTTCGAATTGATGCATTTGATGAGTTAAATGGCACCTTAACCATAGCAAGGGGATGTGCAGACACATTACCACAAACACACAATAAAGATTCGTTTATCTGGTTTTTTGATAGTTTATTCGAAACGGATGGTATCGAATATTTAAAAGGTGAAGTTGTTTATGTTCAACAGTTAACACAAACTAATGCTGAAACACTCAGTGCAAATAAAGCCCCCATTCGAGCACTAAAATTTGACGCAAGAGCTGCTCGGCCATATCCTCCAGCTAATTTACAGGTAAATGGTGTTATTACAGAGACAATATCACTAAAAGAACAAGAAACAATAGTATTAACATGGTTACATCGAAACAAAGAAATACAACAAGATAATCTCATTGCATATAATGAAGGTAATATTGATAAACCAGAAACCGTTGAATATCATATTGAATATTATTTAGCTGGTGAGCTAAACAAAACAGTAGTAACAAATGAAAATTCTCACGAACTAGAAATTAATGAAACTGAACATTATGATGAAATTCGGATCTATGCATACGATACAATATCTGAATTAGAAAGTTTACAAAAATATATTTTACAAATTAAAGCTTAATATTTGTAATTTGTTTTCATATGATGAAAAATACAGAATAGTTAATTATCACTTAATTTGAGCGTGATTTATCACGCTCGGCATCA